GTCCATTTTTTATTTCCGTCAGGTAAGCCTGAGTCGGTTTATACACGTGTTTATTTGTGCCAGGATTAACCTGGAACACGACAACAAAGGCGGGACTAACACACCCGAAGGCGAGTCTTAAACCGCCTATACCGCTAGTGGGGACTTATCAACCAATCAATATCGATGGACGTGTAAAACCCCACAAAACACGCCTGATTGGAAGACAATAGCGGGAAGGAGAATTACCCAAGCATGTTAGCAAGTGCATCTGCCACATTCATGGCGATGCCGGCCGATGGGAACACAGTCCCCACGACACGACCACCAATTTTTATGACATCCTTAAGCACGGCCTTACGCTTCTTATGCTTCGCACGTTCCTTCAAGGATGCCGCGGAGGCGCCCAATCCGGTAGTTGCAGAAGACAACAAGCTGGCAATCATTTCCAACGACGGGTCCGGAAGGGCAGCCATGGGTGTTAACCCACATATTCCCGACTTGGGTACACCAACCAGATGGAACCAAATGCCAACTGAAACAACGTTAGTCGCCGAGACAGGACCACCAACCATAGCACAACAAATTTGCGGATCCATCCACTCAGTGGGATAGCCCGCAATCTGAGTCGCAGCTGTAGGGTTGTTCCAAACAGGACTAGTGGAATACCACGTACAAGAAATGCCATCAGAGGTCACCGCCTCACAGCCGTTAGGCTCAAGCGGAAACTTGGTGACATCAGTGACGCCCCCATTGCCAACGATCCCATACATACGTCCGGAAACGTTTGTCATGGAACCAGTGTACCGCAAACAAACTTCAATACACATGGGTATCTGGTACTGGAAGTTCTGTGTGAAATTGGTATACTCAGCACTGGTTTGGCCAGCGCTGTAAGTAGCAGGGGAAGTACCAGTCCAAGTAGAATAGGTCACGTAATGATTCCCCATCAGGGGAGTCACGTTGAGACCACAGTTCCCACTTGCATCAGTACTCAGCAAAACCTCAGTGTACTGCTTGAGTGGAATGCACCGCGCAGGGATTGAAATTGGAGGCAACGCAGGATCGGCACCGACGGGGTCCATGAGCATTTGCAAAAATGGTGGGCTGCGAGACTCCACGCTTACAGCCGGTATAAGCCCGGTTTTCTTCGTGTTGATCTTGCCGCCCTTCATTGTCGCAATGTTTGTTCCCAAGTTGGCCACGTTATTCTTCGATGAAGCCTGCGGCACGGGAGTTGCGTTGACAAGCATCCCGTGCGCGTTCCCCAACTTCCTTGCCTTGCTCTTGTTTGGCATGCTTAGATTTACTCCAACAAACACACCAGAATCCTAGCTTTCCAACTGGGGATACTATATCAACCGTACAAGTGGCAGCACGTTCCGCAAGCGGGTCGATAACCAAAGACGGTCTCTGTTTCTCCGACAGTTTTCACCCGTCCTGTTACCAGAGGGGATAAAAAACAAAACCACTCTGTCACAGAGTGCGTGCGGTTACACACGGCGCTGCGAAAGCAACACTACGTCTCGTTAAAACTCGGTACGGATTATTTGTTCAAGGTGAGCAAAGATGGTGGCATTTAAAGGGCCGTCACCCTCTAAGTCACCACCCTCAGTTCCGGTATGGATATGGAAAATAGCGGCCTCGCTCAAAAAGTTGAAGCGTAGACCTTGACTCACCAGACCCTCCCTGAGTAGGTGCGCAGCATATTGAGTGGCGAGGTGATAAATCTCGTCATTGTAAAAATGCAAGCACCTAATTGCACACGCACGCTCGAAGGATGAATCCACCGACTTGAACTTAAACCGCATCGAGTCAAAGCCCTTTTGAGGCTCAGACGGGACGTACACACGGATACCGGACCTGGGACATACACCAAAGGTGCCACCTAGGAAGACCAAGCGCTGGCAATCGTCCCCGCGTGCGATGACAACATCGTGCAAATCAAAACCCCAATTCGCGTACCAGCCTTTAAGGTCTTCTGCTACTATGAGGTGATCCACACTGTCAGCCCACGCAAGTAAATTGTCATCACCATAGAGTTTAAATTCAACCTCGCGACCAATCGCACCAGCCAAGCCTATTGAAAACAGGTACGACGTGATGACGATTATGTGGCCTAAAGTATTGTCCGGCGTGGTGCCGATCCACCCGCTAGGCATGCCCGCCTCTTTCGAGACGAGCCTTGTACCATAGCGATCAGGAACAGCGATTAAAGAGCATATAACGTCGCGATACAGATTGGGGAGCAACCGCGCTGCCGCGGCCGCATCCCTACTGCCCGCAAGATCAGTGACGCCCTTTCGCACCATGAGCACCATTTCAAACAACGCAGGGCTGAAACTCCGGTCCCACTGCTTAACATCAAGGGATGCTCCGTTCCCACGAGGCCATACTGGATTTGCGAACATCGCTGTCCACAACCGGTTCCACCCACCGTGGAAAGGAGTTACCCCAACACACGACCCAAACCCTGGCTTTTCGCAACACAAATAAAACTGTTTATTGAAGTCACCGCAGATTTGATTACCCACGATGCTCAAATCAAAAGGAGCCCCACATATGCTACGTATCTTCGGGGGGAAGCACTGCAATTTCTCCACCGGACGTAGCTCCTCTTTCAAGAAGGCAAACCAGACATGGCGAAACCCAGTCACAGGCCTCTTGAGGGAATCCCAAATCCACGCAACACGACCCCACAGGATCGAAGACGCTTCAGGGTCCCCCAATAACGCATGCTTCTTATGGTGCTTCTCCCGCCAGGGATAACCAGGCGAAGTATTTTGATTCATCATTTCCGCCGCCTGGAGTGGCGTGAGAAGGTCTAACAGTACACCGTCCTCCAAGTAACACCCGGCAATTTTTGTAGTCACAGATGCAACTGCGGAGTGGGCGAAGTTCATTACAATTGGTGTTGGCCGCACAATAGGCTTGTTGTACTTCTCTACCTCCGCCCAAAGGGCAAGGGTGTTGGATGTACAACCAACCCGATATGCAGGCCTCTCCAAAAACTTCTTAAACCCACTACGCTTGCACCACATCACAAACAACCCATCTTCCTTACAGCGGTTCTGCGAAAAAGAGCCCCCCTTGATTGCGGCAACAGACCGCAACCCAACAGTGGGGGGCAAATCAACGGGGTCCTCAAGCCTGTGACCCGTGACCCGCTGTACTAGCTCCACTGTGCTGGGGTCCACCGGCACAGGGAGCTGACCGAAATTTAGTTGTGTCACCGTCGGGCATCACGGCCCAGACAGTACCAGTCCTCTCCCGGTCTGTAAGCTGGTCAAAGAATCGCTGAAAGATTGGAGTACCTTCCGCGCCACCAATGGGGGGTAGCGCCTGCACAGGATTAGCCTTCACCTCCTCAGCCCCGCGGTCCTCCGCGGCCTTCGGTTGTGCGGCCTCCTGCTTGATACTCGCATGAGGAACTGAACGGAGTGGAGGTTGTCCACCCCGAGGCTTAAACTCCTTTGCTTGGCTATCGAGCCTTGGCTTTCCCTCCGCATGGGCAACAAGTTGGGGGAACGCATGAGCCAGGTTAACTGCATAGTTTGTACGCTGGCTATCGGTCCCCACATGCATCCCAAGTGCGAAGTTAACGTGATCCTCTTTGGCGACTACGATAATCTTACCGCAATCTCCAACCTTTGTAGAACCACGATGCGCGATAAACCCGTCCTCCACCTTCACAGGGCAATCACCCACGCCCTTCGTCCCAACAATAACTCCAGAATTTGGCGCCCGGTAAGTAGCCGCGGGTATGCGAACCGCGAGTGCCTTCCAACCACCAAGTTGGTTGTTGAGATCAAAACCCGCCTTAATCGCCTCATCCCGCTTAAACCCAGCAAGATCGAACCGGATTCGTGAAGCCACGACCTGGTCCGTACTAGGCTTCGCACAGAGTGAGGTAATGAATTGACGGGGTATGGTGACGTAATTCCCCTGTTGGCCGATTTGCACCGGCTCTTGACTGTTTGCCATCACATGTGCTGGGAATATGACATACCCGTTCGTGTAGCAACACTCGACCAGGTTTTTGCCACACTTCAGCAATTTGAAGCTTTCGCAAGCAGTAGGTGGTAGACTAGCAGAGGGCATGGCTGCCTCAAGGACCACTGGCTCTTGCAGGATGACCTTAGGTGTCTTAGGAACAACGTCTTTCACCTCCTCAAGGGCGGCGTCCAACTTCTCTTGCTTCTTAGCCACTTTATTGGCCTTCTTCTTGGCTGATTTTGATAGTTCCACGGCACCGGGTTCTGGCGCTTTAACCTCACCAGACTTGGATACTTCGGCAGTCACCGTTGCCTCACCCTCCGTAGGTTCGGCGCTAGTGGCTTCCTTTTTCTCCTCCTCATAATCAGCAAAGTAATCATCGCCCATATCCGCACCCGTGTAATCCATTACTTCATAGCCAGTCTGTCGCGCACTGTCCCCGGTCAGTATGAAGTTTGCGACGCGAACGGCGCGCCCGTCATCACCGAACTCGAAGATAGCTTGCGAAGGATCCCGCGCATAGAGCTCCAGGCCCTCTTCCTCACCGCCATAGACGAAATACTGCTCAGAGACCTTCTTAGACAATGGCTTGCCTCGGAAGGCGGCCTTGCTATACTCAGCACGGGCCGCTCTCTTCTTGTTCTTGCCCTTACCTGCTCCACCGCGGGTTTTAACACCCTTGGCTTCAACACTAAGTAGGGGGCAATCACGCAGACTTACGTCCTTCCCAGCCTGGAACCAACTGTAGACCGGCGCCCACAGCGTGTTCACGACTGTTGCCCAAAACCACACCCCTATAACAACGGACATGAAAACGTTCTTCTCAGTTCGCTTCCCTATCTCGTCAACACGGATGTAGTAGAGCTCCCCATTGGACACGACACACTCATGAACTTCGCTCGATTCGCAAAACCAACTAAGGATGTTTCCAAAGAAGTTGTACCAAGCAACGGTAATACCGTCAAACGTGTGGGAGCGCTTTCCCACAGCACTTGGTAAGCCTGTGAAATGGGGGAACCACGATTCATTGGTAGGTGTAGATGGTACAAACGCAAGGGGAATGATTTCCACACTGGTATCAAGGGAAGTACGCCTCCCAAAATCATCAGTGACACACTCCAACTTCGTCTTCCCACACACATTCACAATGGACCGCAGCGCCCACCTCGCACAGCCCCAATTCGAACAAGTGTTTGCGCATCCAAGGAGGGTGACCAGTGTCATAGCACGTTTGCTTTTGTTAGCGACAGACCACAACAGCCAAAAAACTGCCATGGTACCCATTCCATCAGAAATTGCAGATTCAAAGTCAATAACCGGAGTCCCGGCATCAGCAGGGGTTTCTTCCTCGGAGTAGTACTCAACGACCGACTCAAGTATATAAACGAGCGTGACAGTCACAAAAGCAAAATGGGTCCAAGCCCTATTTTTCTTCTGCATTTCCACCAGCCGCACAACCAAGTCATTGGCGCGCTTTTTCAACTCTTCAGAAGTTTCCCCTTTGATGTAACCAAGTTTCTGCAACACCTGTAGGAGGTTCTCGACGAACTTATGGGTGGAACTCTCCGGATCAATGCAGCCATCGGCACCCTTCGTGTCCCACAACAGGAACTCAGTTGTTGCCGCGGCAAACCCGAAAAGCACCCACCACGTCCACCGTATCATCCAGCAAGCGCCCTTGACACTGATCGTTTTGGACTCGATCTCAACGCGCTTCACCTTGTTAGCCGTCCAGACACG